TTTGAGTGATTGATGCTTCCTCTGGACAGAACTCTGGAGCCTTTGGCTCTAAAAATTTTAGGACTTCTTCCCACTTGCTCATTCACTCACTCCAGACATTCATCATTGGGTTAGTATAGGATGTTGAAATAGAGGTAAACGTGAAGAAAATCGCTTCTTGGCTTTCAGGGAAAGATTGGCGAAGTTTGACCGCCAATTTCATGATGCTGTCATTTATACTATTGACATCGGTAGGAGCCGCTTTGTTGCTCCCTGCTGCTGGTTTCATAACCGCAGGAATTGCCTGCGGTGTCTTCGGCTACCTACTGGGGTCTGAATAAAAATGGCGTGGAATTCCCGACAGACCAAAGATTTACGATCTGGTGCACCAGATGTTAAATCAGCGACGGTGAGCCCAGGTGCTCCTGTTGCGTATAACACTGCTTTGGCGGGCAAGCCGTACCGTGACTCTTGGGATATCGAGCGAGCATACCGAGAGGGCATGCAGCGCGTTGTATGGGTTTCACGGTGTATCGACGCCATTTCTGGAAATCAAGCCCGCCTGCCGATGATCCTCAGGGAAAACAACAGTCCTGTGGGTCGCGTGGTCGAGGAGAACAACCCTCTTCTTGACATCCTGAATACCAAGAGCAATCCTGCCGAGAACTCTTTTGTTTTCAGGTATCGAATGTCAAGCCAGTTATTGATGTCGACGCGTGGTGTATTCATCGAGAAGGTGCGTGGGCGCGATGGGCGCATTATTGCGCTTCAGCTTCTTCCACCACAGCATACGTCTCCCATCCCTGATCCACGAACGTTCGTTTCCGGTTATGAAGTGGATATGCCGCACGGGAACAAGATCCGGATGAAGCCGGAAGATGTTATTTGGCTTCGTCGCCCCCATCCGCTTGACCCGTACTTGTCTCTCACCCCGATGGAGTCTGCTGGTATTGCGATCGAGATTGAAAATCTCGCCAGGGTTTACAACAGGAACTTTCTATTGAATGACGGACGACCTGGTGGTCTACTTGTAATTCGTGGCGAAATAGATGATGAAGACAAGGATGAGCTGCGCAGTAGGTTCCGTGGAAATCTGAATCGTGCTGGCGCCATTTCTGTTATCTCATCGGATGACGGTGCCGATTTTGTTGATACTGGCGCAAATCCTCGTGATGCTGCCTATGTGCAGATGCGTCAGTTGACGAAGGAAGAAATTTTGGCTTCGTTCGGCGTCCCTGAATCCGTTATTGGTAACGCTTCCGGCAGGACATTTTCGAACGCTACCGAGGAACTCCGCGTGTTTTGGATGGAGACGATGCTCCCCCACCTGGAGCCGATCGCTCGTGGGCTTGACGATCTAGATCCAAAGTATTATCTAGATTTTGACACTTCGACTGTTCCGATCCTCATTATTTCCAAGCAGGAACGTCAGCGGTATTTGATGGATGAGTTCCAGCAGGGTCTTATCAGTGTGAACGAGTTCCGTGAGCAAACCGGACGTAAAAAAGTTGAGTCGGAGATTGCAGATCAGTTGCTATCCAGTCCGCAACTTGTTCCAATTGCTAATACCGAGAAACCCTTTAGCCTTGAAGAACAACAACCCATTGCTCAGGCTGGTGCCGTACCTGGCGGGCCCGAGGGTGGTCCTGATATGGCTGGTCAGGAAATGGTTGGTCCAGATGGGCAACCGATCGGGCAGGCTCCGGAAGGAATGGCACCGGGTGCCCCAGCAGCACCCGGACAGGAGGCCCCAACCGCTGAATCGGGAATTGCTGCGGCAGTTGAGCCAGTCCCAGAAGGTCAACTTTCTGCCGCTACTGGTGGCTACTCGACAAAGGTGAACCATCAAGCTCTTAGCGAATGGGAATCAAAAGCTGGAAAAGTTACCGAGCGATGGACCGAAGTTGTTGACAGGGCGATGGAGCGTCTTTTTGAGCGACAGCAGCGCGTAGTTATTGAAAAAGCAATGGGGCAGAAGGCTCGCAGGTCGATGGCTGATGGAACCCTCACTATTGATCAAATTTTTGATCTAGATACTTGGAACCGTCAGATGAAAGATGATCTTGAGCCATTGTTTAAGGCAATTGTCGAAGAGTCATCTTTGCTTGTTGGTGAACAAGTTGGCATGGACTCGCTCCCTGACGAGGAGGCGGTCAAGGAGTATGTAGACGAGCAGGTTGCTCGCGCCCAGAAGGTGAATGAGTCAACGAAGGAGGAAGTCGCTGCTGCCATTCTCGTTGCTATGGCCCTGACTCCATCTTCTGATGATGATCGTTCAGGTTTGTTGCGTGCCGCTGTTGCTGCAATTTTTGCAAACCTATTAGGAAAGCGTCGTCGCATCGCTGCCGAGCATGAAACGCAGACTGCCATGAATGCCGGAACCTATTTTGGTAGCAGAATGGTTGGTGCCCCGAGCAAGACGTGGCGCACCCGCAAGGATGCTCGCGTGCGCCAGGCTCACTCCATCCTCGACAACAAGACCGTCGGCATGGACGATGGCTTTGCCGCTGGGGATGCTGTTTTGCGTTTCCCTGGCGATCCGTTGGCGCCTCCTCATCTGACTATTAATTGCAGGTGCCTTCTTTCTTTTTCAGTATAATCTAATTTACTGAAAGTCACTTACGCTGGCGAACCGCTTAGCTGCTCTATCATTTAATGACACCCGACAACGGAGCAGCCATGACAGTCGAAAACGCCTCTATCCATGCCACCGAATTCAAAGCGATTTCCGGTCAAATCAACGTAGATGAAGCACAGGGTATTGTTGAGTGCTTCGTTTCTGGTGTCGGAAACAAGGACAGCGTCGGGGACATCGTTCTCCCCGGTGCTTTTACAGAAAGTCTGAAGCGGCGCAAGCCTCGTGTTGTTTGGGGACACGACTGGAACCACCCGATCGGCAAGGTTATTGAGATCTATGAGGTTGGACCAACCGATCGCCGCCTTCCCGCAAAAATGAAGCAAGCCGGAATTGGTGGTCTTTTTGCTCGGGTGCAATTCAATCTTAAATCCGAAAAAGGTCGAGAAGCATTCAATAATGTTGCTTTTTACGGCGAGGAACAAGAGTGGTCAATCGGCTACAAAACCCTTGACGCAATTTACGACAACCAACGTAAAGCCAACTTGTTACGAGAAGTTGAACTTTACGAAGTTTCTCCAGTCTTGCATGGAGCGAACCAACTCACTGGTACTATTTCTATTAAGGCAGATGAAAGTGCCGATGAAGTATCTTCCTTTGGAAAAAGCAAGTGGAAGATGTTCGATAGGGAATTTGCAGCACGAATCAAAGAGGACTATCCAGAGATTTGGGCAAAAGGCGGCAACATCAAGGGCAACGCTCAGTACGCGATTTTAACGAAGATCGCGGAAGCAGGCGGCACCGCCAAAACACAGGATCAGACCAACGCCCTCGAATTGCGAGAGGCGTGGGTGGCCCGCCACGCGGAAGACTTTCGCCTCCCAGGCGTCATTGCCCAGATCAAGTGGCTGGCAGTGGGGAGCAGGGGCGAGGACTACATGAAGAATGTGGTCCGGGAAGCAATGGCCAAAGTTGACGAGCGTAAGAAGAAAGATGCTTTCGAAGCTCTTGATGAACTAGATACCGTTGCGGCGGAAGAAAAAGGCTTCATGGGGGTGGAATATCGTTCCCTGAAAGACGAACTTGCCAAAAGATTTGGTGGACCCGTTTTTATGCGAGAGATCCGTGGCGGAAAAGTCACGTTTGATCATATGCATGATGGCGAGCCAATGACCATGCGCGTTGGTTTCAAATATGTTGATGGCGAATGGTTGTTTGGTGATCCAGAGAAGGTGGTCGTCCGGACGATCTACGTGACCGCAGAGGACGGCGACGAAGAGGGCGGTAACCCAACCATGGAAGAGAATGTGCCGACCCAGCCAATGGGTGAGTCGCCAGTTGAAAAAGATTGTGGTTGCGGATGCGGTGGTAAAGGTGGATGTGGTGCTGGTCGACCATCCGACACCATGGCGCGCCTGCGGAACATCTTGGACACGATGAAGTCAGAGATTTCTGAAGAGATTGAAGAAAAGGCTGGCCGAGTAATCAGCTCCGGCAATCTTGAAAAACTTCAGCGGGCAATGGAGATCCTGCAAGAAGTTATTGCTGCCGGAGGAAGGGCAGAAATCGAGATGAAGCTTCGTGCGCCAAATGAACGCCTCACCGAGATCAAAGCTTTCATTGATCCTGTTTTGGATGAGTTCAATGCTGACGCTTCAGTTGAAGATGGACAAATCTCGATCCACTCAATTGAAGGCGATGTCACAGCATTCAAGTCTGCCTTCAGTGCGGCAACCAAAGTGTACGCAGAACAGACTAAAGGTGCTAATTTGAAGTCCTCAAACAAAGACACTTCGACAGAAGTCAAGTGATTACATTCGTTCCTATCAAAGTAGACATGGTTGGACTAAAATGAGTGAAAGCAACACTGACGTCGAAAAGTCTTTAGTGAAAATCACCAATAAATACCTCTGCATGGTTTCAGGAAAAAAACTCATGGAGCCATGCGAAGGTTGCACGAATCCGAAAGGCTGCTTGTCGAGGGCAATGCAGTACAAGGAGACAGAGGAAATGGACAGCATGGACCAGAACTTTGATATCGAGATCGTCGATGAGACTGGCGATTCATTAGAGGAAAAGGCTTTTGGTGCGCCCGTGCCTGTCCGTGGTTCTAAGCCTAAGCCAGAGATGGATGAAGAAATGGACGACGAGGGTGATATGCCCGAGGTCGAAGTCGATGCCGCCGCCGATGCCGAAGAAGACATGGCAGAGGGCGAAATGGACGATGAGGAAGAGGATAACGAAGAGGAGGACGGCAAGGGCTACGGCATGATGAAGCCCGGCAAACGTTCTCGTCGTATGGCAATGAAGTCGCTCGGCATCGATGAAGATGAAGATGTTTTCTTGTGTCAGCTTGACCGCAAGTGCTATCCAACGTCGTCAAATGTTTGCTCGAACTGTCCTGGTGGATGTGCCGCCGAGGAAGGTATGCCGGGCATCCTTGACAT